CTGATAATATCATTGAGGGAGATTACTCTGGTTACGATGTTAATATGCCGTTTGATATAAGTCTCATGGCCGCTAAGGTTGTCTCTAACATGTGTTCGGCTCTTGGGTATACACCTAAGGAAATGTTGATAGTAGATGGTCTTTTGAACGATGGTCTTTATCCTATTCTTGAATGCAATAAAGATGTTTTTATGAAACCCGGAGTTCAACCTTCTGGCAAATATGCTACCGCTGAAGACAACTGTATTAAAAATGTTATTCTTGCCATGTATGCTTACTATGCCTCTGGTCATGATATCGGAACTTTTTTCATTAATGTTCTCATCGCTGCGTATGGAGATGACATTTTGATGGCCGTTAAGGCTATGTGCCCTACTTTTAATGCAGTTGTTTATGCTAAGTTATGTAAGGAATTATATGGTCTTAAATTTACCACCGCTTCTAAGGGTGACATTGTGTCTAATTATATATCAATTGATGATGCGTCGTTTTTAAAGAGGACTTTTGTTTATCATAGTGTCCTTGATCGCATAGTTTGTCCTCTTGATCCCCTTTCTGTGTTTAAAATGGTTGCATGGGCTTTGCCTTCCAGCTCTATTTCTGATCATGAGCAAATAGTTGATAAGTGCGTTAGTGCACTTTCTGAAATTTATTTTCATTCCCCTGGTATTGACAATTTTAATAGAATTCGCGATGCCTTAGCAGATATGTTGGTTGATTATTATTCAATAACCGACGTCAAAGAAAGACATTTTCCGACATATTCTGAATTGACTACTCGTTATGACGTTACTTCTTCATCTTGTCAAATTGAAGATTGTAGTAACGACGAGTCTCGACCTCACGCAGCTATAAAAAGTGAAGTCGTTTATATATTTGAAGCTGCTGACAATTTTACTCGGGAGGACTGCACGACACTCCCGTTTCACAACTCGTGTACTGAACAACTTATTAAAGTGCAGTTGGAAATCTGCAAGAATAAAATTTCCACCTTGTCCTCCATTTATGGAGGTTCCCTTGACGAATATTCATCTAAATTCCGTAAGGATCCTTCTTTATCTGAATGGTTTAAGCTGAAATGTGAGGAAAGGGGCCTTAATTTGGCTCTTAATAGCATATCAAAGAAACGTAAGAAAGTTTATGTAATTGAATCTCTCCCAGATCTTATGAATGACGGTGAAGTTACCGACCAGAGTTTTTCTATTATGGAGAATCTTGCCGACGATGATGCTAACGAACCAGACCATGAAGGTGACATTACTTCTTCCTATCTTGATGTTGGACTCGATGAACTTGGTTCTTTGTCTAGCTTCCTTGAGAGAGCAGTTGATATTGGTACTTTTAATCTGCCTATTGGCTCTCAGGTTGATTTAGATTTCCCCGTTTGGGATTTATGGTCTATCGATCCTTTAGTAAGGTCTAAACTACGTAATTATGGGTATATACGATGTGATCTTGAGATTAAAATTTACGTCGTCGGAACTCGATTTCATTACGGTCATTTGATGGCGTCCTATCAACCATATCCTCTTAAAAATCGCATTTTGGATTCATATGCTACCTTTGCTATCACTAATCCTGAACGTCGAGAAGGCTTTCTCAACTATCTATCTCAATCTCCTCAATTTGGAATTATAGATGTTAGAAAGAATACTCCTTATTCTTGAGTGTCCCTATATTTCAACAAAGCAAGCTCATAGATTATATAACACTAGTTTGGCTGTACTCTCTGATGTTACTCCATTTTCAGATATGGAGAATGCAGGTTCTTTGTATATATCTACGATTAACCCGCCTTCTACCTCCGCAGATGTTAACACCGACGTTTCTGTTCAAATTTATGTTACGGCCAAGAATGTAGAATTAGGATCTCTCACCGGAACTCATA